CGCATTCATGTAGAGGGAGATCAGCATGCTGGCTCGGATGTCATCCGCCTGGAAATCGAACGGTTCGCGCTTGAAGTACGCCATCCAGCCCGCGAATTCCTGCCCATCCATCTGCCGCAACAACACACCCACCGGCACGCGAAACTGTCGAGCCAGCCGGTACGCGAAGAGCCGTACCGGCTGGTCTGTCAGTTTTTTTCGGCGTCCTCGACGGCCTTGCTGTTGGCGCCGACCGCTTCCATGGCGGCGTCCAGCAAGGTTTTCCAGAGCGGCGCCGGCAGCCGGAGCAGCGCGTCGGTGTCGCTCGCGTCAAACTGCAGCGCGCCGGTCTCATCACATGCGGTCGCGATGATCGTCTTCGCCAGAGCCGGAGAGCGTTCCCGCACGGTCTTGTCTTTCGCGCTGAACGCCTCGCCGATCTCAATTGCGTCGATCGCCGAGACCGGCTTGAAGTACAGATTTCCGACCGGCGTCGGCACCGGCTTGCCGGGCACGAACGGTTGATTGAAGAGGCCTTGCTTGTCGAAGCTCATGCGAGCACCGACGGGCCAGAAACGCGGATCGCGCCGGAGCCCTTCATCTGGCCGTCCACGCTCAGCGTGCCCTGAGAGAACTTCTTGACGCAGCCGGCGAAGGTCGAGATGTACGCACCCGAGGTCCCGATGCGCACCGCGAAGTACTTCTGTGCAGCCAGCCCGAGCGCGGTCATCATGGCAATCTGGCCGGTGTCGGCGGGGTCAACGCCGTAGTCGAACGTCACCTCGCCATAGTCCGGGATGCCGGAGTTGTACTCCTTGCCCGTGCTCTGCAGATTGGTCTTGTCGATGTCGGCGCGGGTCGGATCGGGCAGCACGATGTTGCTGACCTTGCCAACGGTGGTCATCGTGGCCTTCTTCGCGGTTCCGCCCGATGCATAGGCGGTGTACCCGAAGGTCGATGCGAGCACGCCGAGGAGGCCGAACGCATTGGACGTAAGGCCGGTTGCGGCCACCTCGAAGATGCGATCGTTCACCTCGACCATGCCGACGACGCTTTCGATCACGATCAGATCACCAGCCGTGTAGCCGTGAGCGGTCGAGGATACGATCGGAGGATCAGCGACAGTGATGCCGGTGATGGTTTTGGAAGCGGCCAGCGAGGTAGCGATTTGCAGTCGCGAGCCTTGGGAAGTCTGTTCTGCCATGGCGAGCCCTCAAGAGAGGTTTGGGAATCGGACAGGGCGCAGAATTGCGCCGACCGACCGTCGGCGTTCAGTCAGGCAGCCGCGATCACTTGGAAGTCGATCAGGCGGCCCCTGTCGCTGCTGTCGTCGCCGTCAAGATCAGCCCCACGCTCGTAGTAGCGCAGCTGGTCGCCGTAGGTGGATTCGAGGGCCGTGCGCGCGGCCGTTGCCAGCGAGATAAGCTCCGCCCGGCGCGTGCCGATGATCGTGATCTGCACCCGGTATGCGGCGTGCGACGTCCGGCCGGCTAGGTAACGCTCCTGTTCGGTGTCGGCGATCACCTGGTAGTGCGCATAGGGGCGGGTGGCGTTTGTCGGCACGTCGCCATAGAAGCGACCGGAGAACGCCGATGACAGGGCGGTTTCGAGGTCCGATTCGAAGCTCATGCGGGCTTGAACCCCGGAACGCTGCGCGCCAGATCGGCCCCGAGGCGCTTCTTGATCGCCTCGACCGCATCCTCCTTGCGCCGCTCGAATGCGGGCCGCATAAAGGGCCGGGCGGGCACGAAATGCCCTTGGGTGCGCAGCTGGTCGCGCTTGCTCTGCTTCGTGCGCGTGCCGCCCTTGATGCGCTGGCCCGGGCCCCGGGCAATGTGCCCGAACTCGATCCATGCCCAGTAGTAGGCATCTCGATTCTTCGTGGTGAACTGCTTGCCGCGTTTGCTTGTGAGGGTTCGCGACTGGTACTTCTTGCCGCGACGGACACCCACGATCCACCGCGATTCACCGTCCGGGGCCTTCGCGTCACGCACGCGGTAGATGGCCCGGCGCAGAGTGCCGGTGTCTTTCGGCGCCAGCTGCACGGCTTCCTTGCGGATCACCGTCGCTCCAGCCCCGATCGCGGCGGACAGATGCTGATTGCGCACGTCCAACGAAAGGGCTCGCATGGCCTTCTGCAGTTCGGCGAACCCGGCGACCTTCACCTCGACGGTCTTAGGCATTGGCCGGGCCCTCCAAGCAGGTGAGTTCCTGGTAGACGTTCCGCTCCTCGACGTTTCGGATGCCGATGATCTGCAGGGTGCGAGCGTTGAAGATCACCCGCATGTCGGTGGTGATGTCGCTCAGGTAGCGGATGGTGATGCGGTGGGAGGTCTGCATGTTCGCGGCCTCGCCCGACTGGATCTCGCGCGAGGTCAGCGGTTCGACCCTGGCCGCGACGACCGCGACGAGCGACCACGAGTCCTCAAGCTGGCCGACAGAATCGAGGGTCTCGCTCTGGCGCTCGATCCTGACCCGGTGCGGCAGCCGGATATTGACGCGCATGTCACACTCGGATGATGCGATGTGGATCCAGCAGGCCGGCCATGAACGGGTTTGCCTCAATCTTGGCGTCGGCCGCCGCTGAGCGGTTGTCCCACGCCGCATTGATCGCAGCCAGCATCCAGTCACGCAGGCTCGCAGGAATCGCCGCAGCGCTCGCATAGCCCGCCGTCCACGTCACCCGCACGGCATTCGTGCGCACGCGCGTGGTGGGCCAGCATTGCCCCTGCTTGAGCGTGATTCTGCCCTCCAGGCCGATGATGTCGGTGTCGTAGACGTCCGTGCTGAGGGTGGTCAGCGTGTTGTTGGCGTCGTAGTACTCGATTCCCGTCACTGCGGTGATCGGCGCAACGGGGATTTCGATCTCGCACGGGAAGCAGTCGAGGTACCCGGTAAGCGTCTGCGGCATCAACGCCCGCCCGGTTTCGTGCTCGCACAGCTCTCTGGCGCTCTGGATCATGCGCACGATGAGCGGGTCCAGCGTGGTGTTCGTGGTCGGCGCACCGGCGCCCAGGGACGAATCCGCCGTGTTGTCGGTGTAGGTGGTCGTGGTGTTGTCGGCCAGCGTCGCGAGCAGGAGATACGTAGACCCGCCCGCGGCCGTGCGGTAGATTTTCCGCGAGGTCACGTCAGCCCCGCCCAGCGGGATGGCCGACAGCGACACCTTGCCGTTCACCGTCTTGTCGGCCACGGTCACGGCAGCGGATACCGTCCCGCCCTCCGTCTCGCCGTCAGACGTGACGAAGGTCACCCGGTACCGGTGCGCGCCGTTGTCGACGTTCCCAGCACCAGCACCGGCCAGAGCGGCGGTAAGCGCGCCGGGCGCGGGCTCCGCATCACCAGCGTCGATGCGGCAGTGCTTCTTGACCTCGGCGACGGTCAGCGGCTCGCTCGTCGGGGCGGTTGAGACGACGTATTTCATGGTGCGATGCTCCCGGATACCAGCGGGTTCGGGTGGGCCGTGTGGTCATACCGCGCTTCGATTTCCTCGGCCGTTGGCAGGACTTCCCGAGGGGTGCGGTTGAGATGCAACTCCTGGCCCTGCCACTCGAATTCGATCGCCTCGGAGTCGTACCCGTAAAGTCGCTGTTCCTGCGTGTTGCACTGATCCATCAGCGAGGAAACTTTGGGGATCGCGATGGACATCCCCAACTCGGTCGCCCGGCCGAGCCAGAACTCGACACAGGCCCGGCCCTGCTCGGCGTGGTGGGCGTTGGCGTACGTGAAGTCGAAGCCGAAGATCGCCAACTTCTTCACCCCGATCAGCATGGCGAACGCCACGGCATAGGCGGCTGTCGAGTTGAAGTACGGGTGGCGAAACGTCGCGATCGCCTCGGCGAGCGGAAACTCCACCAGGCCGGGATAGTCCGGGTGCGCGCGGCTGGTGTAGATCGGGCCCGGGTGGGTCTTCATCCACTTCAGCATCGCGGCAATGTTGCTGTCCGGCTTCGCCGCGGCGCGCAGTTCCTGGATGCGCACGTCGTCCATGTGCCAGATGCGATCACACGCGAACGTGTCGCCCAGGCCATTGATGCACCAGGTCTCATCGTAGACAGCGCGGCGACCGCCGGCGCGCTTCACGATGCCCGTGTAGGCGTCCAGGGAGGGGCCGAGCCCGAGCAGAGCGACGCTCTGCGGGACTGGCCCGCGGAATGAAAACGCCGCGCCCTCGACAGGCGCGGCTTGGGTGGCGTCCGTCACCGGGTTACGGGTTCGTCGTCGGACGGAGCGAGGGGCTGCCCATCACAGCGGTGACTGCCATGCAACCAACCGAGGTCGTGCCGGTTTTCACCATGTCAACGGTCACGTACCGCTTCGTGCCTTTGTACCCGATGCGAGTCGTGAAGTTCTTGCTGACATCATCGGTGCGCGGGGTAGTGGCGGTCAGCGCAGCCAGCGCTTCGGTTCCCAGCAGATCAGCGTCGGCGACGCTGGTCATGGTTCCAGTCACGTCGCCTTCTTTCACCACCGGCGTAACAACGCTGCCGGTTGTGGTGACCGCCCCGTAGGACAGAACGAATTCGACGCTCTGGTAGTCGCGCCGGTCGAGTACTTTCCCGGACACGGTGGCGTTGGCTCCGATGGCGATCGGTGCAACGACCCGGAACGTCCGGACGTTGTTGTGCATGTCGTGGTTGTTTGCGCTCATGATGCCCTCTGTCTCGAAATGGGTTGAGGGCCGCCGCGGCGGCCCACCACGATCAGGTGTTGAACGTGAGGAACTTGACCGCCTCAAAGTTCAGGACGCCACCACCCACCCGGCCGGTGCTGTAGAACACGACGTAGGGCTTGTCGGTGTAGGGATCGCGAAGCGTGCGCATCCCGAGCCGATCGACGATGGTGTAGGCCTCCGCGAAGTTCCCGAACGCCAGCGACGCAGATCCGGACGCCAGAGTCGGCATGTCCTGCGCGATCGTCACCGGATAGCCCAGGATGCGGTCAGGAACTCCCACCTGCAGGCTCGTCTCCCACAGCGGGCGAGCCGTCGAGTCCTTGGCTTTGCGGAGCTTCGTGATCACCTCGCGGCGAGTCAGGAAGCGAGCGGCCTGCTGGTAGCCGGGCTTGAGCGCCTGGATCACATCGGTGAGGTTGTCGAACGGATAGGTGCCGAAGTCGGCAGATGTGCCGGTCTTCACCTTCTCGATCTGGCCCCACGCGCGAGTTGCGTCAGCGGTTTCGGCCATCGTGTACGTGGCGATGCCGCGAGGCTGTTTCGCACCGTCGCCGTTGATGAACGCATCGGCCTCGCCGCGCGCGATCTTGTTGGCGATTTTGTTGGCGAGCCAGCCCTCGATGTCAACCGCGGCATCGTCCAGCATGCGCTGCGTGACTTTCGGTGCGGCGTACCACTCGAACGCCTCCAGCTTCCATGCGCCGACCGTCGGAGTGGCGGTGGTGCTGCGCGCACCCACCTCGCCCACCCACCCGAACGTCGCCTCATCGTTGTCGATCAGGCCCTCAAGGGCGTTCGTGCTGATGGGCTGTACCGTGCAGATCTGCCGCATCGGAGACAGTTCGTAGATTTTGGCAATCACGCGCCCGCGGGTAGCCGGAGGCAGCAGGTAACCGCCATCCGAGTCCACGCCGGCTTGCAAGGCTTTGGTCTCGTCGCCACTCAGGCTGTTGGGGCTGCGAAGCGCCTTGAACAGGGCCGCTTCGTACGCCTTCATCGCGTCGACATCCACATCAGCGTGCGCGCCGACCCCTTCTCGCGTGGCGCGGGCGGCGTTGAACATCTTGCATTCTTGCGCGAAATCGCGATCCTTGTCGCTGGGTTTCGCGGTCAGCTTGTCGCGCGCGGCCTTTTTCATGATCTCATCGATCGCGGCCTGGGCTTTGTTCATGGCCTCGTCAAGCTTGGCCAGCTTGACTTCGTGCTCGGCGACGGCCTTTTGCTCGGCAAGCGCCTTCAAGCGTTCATCGTTGGTCTTCTTGTACTGCTCGTGGGCCTCGCCGATCGTATCGATGAGCTTCTTGACCTCGACCAGAGACGTTTCTCCCAGCACTGCAATGGCCAGCGCGTTAGGATCGAGCGCCACCGGCAGCGCCGCAAGCGACTCGGGGGTAAAGGCGAATGCGCCGACTGCGGTCATGCCAGCAACGACGGCGATCGCGAGCAGCAGGGGGACGGTGAACCGTTTCATGCGGATGCTCCTGTGAGTTTGGAATTCAGACGACGGAGAGAGGCGAGAACAGCCTCCAGGTCCCTCGCGTCACTCGACTCAGGATCACCCTGACGCCCGATGGCGATGGCTTTGATGCGAGATACAAACGCGGTTGCTTCAGACCGCGAGCAACGCGCTACATCGCGTAGCCACGCCTCGCAGTCGGAAAGGGCTTGCAGATCCTCGATCGACTTCACGTGCTCGATGCGAGATTCATCATTCATGGGGATCGCGACTGCCGACACCTCGTAGAGATCGGCTTTCGTGATGCGGCGGATGCGGGTCAAACGATCAACCGAGTCCTCGCGTGTGCGGTAGCCGATCGACATTCCAGTAACGGCGCCCATCTTCACCAGCGAATGGGCTTCCGCGCCGCGCACGGTGGTGAGGGCGAATTGGCCCTCGACGTACAGGCCCTTGGTGTCCTCTTTGACGGTCTTGAACATGCCGATCGGGCTGGCCTGGTCGTGCGCCCAGAGGAATGCGGGCATGCGCCCCTTCGCCTGATAACCGGCAAGCGACTCGGCAAACGCACCGTGCACGACGATGTCGTTGCCCTTGTCGACGATGCCGTAAACGTTCCCGTAGCCGGCGAACGAGCCGTCTGCGGAGGCATCCTTCAGTTCGAAATCTGCGTCAAGGCGTGGCATGGCCGGCAATGTGCCGCGCGCTACCCGCCCGAATTCAGTCACGCGGCTGGCGGCGCCTTCGCTGGAGGCGTCCCGATGTTCTCGGAGCCGAGCTTCATCAGGTTGCCGGCGACGTAGCGGGTGTCGCCCGCGTCACCTGCGGTGGGCAAGTTTTCCCGCTTGGCGATGCCGTTCGAAGAGATTGCGCCGGTCTCGAACAGGGCGCGGTAGAGCAGCGCGCGGGCCGGCGCGTCGGCCCGTAGCAACTCGTCGTACAGAAACTCGGTGTAGTAGATCGCCTTCTCTTCTGGCAGCAACAGGTCACGGTCAGCTGATCCCGTGACCCGCGAACCCCACACCATCGCGCAGTCCTGCACGAACTCCAACCCCTGATGCTCGATGTTGTTGTTCGTGCTTCGAGATAGATCACCCCCTTTGTGTGGCGGGATTCGCCAGATGCCATACAACTCGCGCGCAGTCAGCTCGCGCGCGGCGACGTACTGCAGATCTTCCGGGCTCAGGGCTGCCCGGTTGTATTTCATCCCCTCCCAGAGCACGGGGGTCTTGCCAGCGTTCCCGTACCCTGACCAGTTCTCCTGCCAGGACTTCGAGAGGTTTCTCCGCGCCTCTTCTGACAGCTTCCCGGGGTGCTCCAACACGCCAGGCACCACGGCGCCTTGCCGGAATAGATTGGCGTTCCCGCCGCCAATGGTCTCGCGGTTGTAGGCAATGGGTGAGATGCCCGTGAACCCGTCCAGGCTCCGATACCGCACGTGCCACACCTCGTCTTGCGCGAGATCGCGATAACTGCCGTCGTCCAGCGTCAGCCGGTAGGTGATGGAGAGGTCTGGGTTCTGCCGCGGGCGCACCTTGTCCGGCTGAAGCGGCAACAATTCGAGCAGTCGGCCCCCAACCCCGCGCACCTTGACGGCGTAGAAGTTCCCGCCCGCGGCGCACTGCATCCCGATCATCTCCTTGAACTCAAAGGCGCTTTGCCACTCGTTCGGCGCTACTGTCAGCAGTTTGTAGAGCGGGTGGTCGAGCGCCCGCTCGCGGTCGTCATTCGCGGTTCTGCGGTACAAGTGGCAAGGGGTGACGGCCAGGGTTTCGCCGATGATCCCGATGCAGGTGTAGGCCGTAGCCAAGCGCATGGCCGAGTCCTGAGTGACGGTCACGCCGCTTGCCGTCTCGGTCCCGCCGTACAGGTGGCGCCAGATCGCCTCACTGGTAGTCAATGCCTCTTTGGCTTCGTTTTGCAGCCAGCGATAGGCTTTCGACCAGAAGGCCATGTGGTGTCCGGGTAGGGTAACGCCCGGATGTTGCTGCCCCGCTACCGGCGGGGTTCAGTCACACCGTCAGCAATCCGACGTCTTCGTAGTCGCTTCGGGCGTCAGTGGCGCCCGCATCTGCAAACCCTGCCGCCATCGCCAGCGCCACAATCCCGTCGATGCGGCCGCGGCTGCGGCGCTTGTCGAACACGCGATTGTTCTGCTTGTCCGCCTCCAGGATCGCGGATGCCGACGCGAACGTGAGTACCGGGTTCTGCTGCACTCGAAGTCGGCCAGTCGACACGCTCTGCTCCAAAACTTCGATGCTGCGCGGCATCCAGAGCCCGCTGTCCTTGGCGCGGAAGTAGCCCTGTCCGTGCGGGATCAGTTCAATGCCGGTGATCCCGAGTTCGTCAAGCGCCTGCTGGAGGTAGGCGATGTTGTACGGGTCGTAGGCCACCCGGCGCAGGCCAATCTCGTGCTGCAGTTCGCCCAGTCGCTCGGCCACCCATCGCAGGTTTATCGCGCGGCCAGGCGTGGCGGTGACGTGCCCGCGATCCACCCACACGTCGTACGGCACGCGGTCGCTTCTGGCCCGCTCGCGCAGCGTGTCGGCCGGCGTCCAGAACTCCACGCGCGCATGCATGGTGTCCGGCCACAGCAGCGCCAGCGCCGTCAGGTCGCGCTTGCCGGACAGGTCCAGGGCCCCGACCGGCTCGCCATCGCCGGGCGCCCACTCCTCAGATGGAACCTCACACGCGCGCCAAAGATCAAGATCGATCCACGGGTTTGCTGCATCGACCCACTGGCAGAAGTTGAGGCGGCGCACCTCCGATGCTTTCGACGGCATGCCGCGCGCTTTGGTCACCTCGGCGCGCAGGTATTCAGGTGTCGGGATGACAGGGTATGACGGATTCGCCTTGATCCAGCACGCCTCATCGGCCATCGGATCGTCGCCCTCATCCATGCCGCAGATGAAGGCGAAGAAAGCGTCGTACTCCTCGCGCCCGTCCTCGATCGTCACCGCGCGTATGCCGTACTCATGCTGCTGGTAGCAGATCGATTGCCTGTCGAAACCGCTGTTCGTGATCATGAGGAGCAGAGGCTGCGTGCGGAACTTGAAGCCCGCTTCCATCATGTTGATCGCGTCGGCGGTCTTGTGCTCGTGCACCTCGTCGACCAGGCCACAGTGAGGCCGGGGGCCAGACTGACCGTTGTCGTCGTTCGAGATTGGCCGGAAGAACCCGCCGCTCTTGATGTCGGCGAGGTTCCACGCCTTGTCACCCACTCCGCTTGGAGTCAGCCGCGCTTTCAGCGCCGGGCTCTGCTGCCACATCCGCATCGCGTCGCGGAACAGCACCATCGCCTGGTCCTTTTTCGTGGCGCAGGCGTACACCTCGGCCCGTGCTTCGCCATCGGCGAGCAGCATGTAGTGCCCGATGCCGGCGGCAAGAGGCGACTTTCCGCAGCCCTTTCCGCCCTCAACGTACCCGGTACGGAATCGACGCAGCCCCGTCGCCGCGCGCTTCCACCCGAACAGTGATCCGATGATGAACGATTGCCAGCCGGCGGGCTCGAACGGCGCCCCCTCGAACTGTCCGCCGTTCAGACGGAGGATTCCGCGGAAGAACCTGTGCACACGATCGACGGCCTCCGCATCCCACACCAGCCCGCGCGCCGGGCCATGCTCCAGGTCGCGCATATGACGTGCGCACGCAGCCCGGACGTGCGGCCCGGCAACGATTTCTCCAGCCAGGACAGACCGCGCGTAGGCGGTCGCCGGGTCAGCGACTGCCTTTTTCTTTTTTGACACGACGAATCATTTGCGCCCCGTTTATCTTGGCTAGCTCCGTTTCAAGCCGCGTTACTTCTGCGCGGAGCTGCATCATCACCTCAAAATCCACGCGGTTGTAGAAGCTCTGCCACGCCTCAGACCGAGCGCTGTAGACCGTGACGCCATCGCTGATCACGCGGAAGTCTTGGCCGGCGTTGGGGATTTTCGCAACCGATTCGTGATTGTTGATCACGTGCAGAGTGCGTTTCTTCTTTGGTTTCTTGTAACGCTTTGCAAATTCGTCGTACAGGCGGACGATTGACTTGTGAATCGCCACCTCGCACCTGAATTCATCAAACGTCTTTCGCCACACGTAGCCGGGCTGGATCGTTGCCATCTCGTCTTCTGTGGTTCTGTGCCACGGGCCGCCAACGTAGTCATAGCTGCTTGCCATTATCCAAACTCCGAAAGAGGATCGTCTTTGCCTTGCTCCGGGTCGCCATGCACTCTCACCCGCGCCGCGGGCGACATCCCGAAGTCCGTCAGGTAGTTCCGCAGCCGCCGGTCAGCGTCGGCCAGCATCGCGACCTCCGGCCGGGCCTTCACCAGCACCCCGCCGGTAGTCGAAATGGTCTCGTAGGTCCGCCCTTTGAGGGCGATGACCTCCTCCAGATCAACCACCGTCGCGTAGCACTCGACGGCACGCTCCAACGCGACCGGGTCGGCTTCGGTCAGTACGCCCATGCGATCAAGGATCGCCGCAAAGCGCCCCCATGCCGCCAGGGCCCGCAGCGAAAGGTGCACCGGCGGCGCCGAAATCTGCCTTTTCGGCTTCGGTTCGTTCTTCGGCAGCGCCCTTTTCCCGCGATTCCCGGTAACCAGCTTCAGGTGCGTCGGTATTGGTTTCCGACCCTTCATGTCAAAAAGTCCTCAATTTCGCGGCGCTGAAAATCAAGC